CGACCTATGCGATCGCCAAGAAAGACCCCGACTACAAAATCTACTGGGACGGGCACCTCACCGACGACGAGCTCACCCTCGCGCGTCAGGTCAAAAAGCAGTACGGCGTGACGGTCACCCCGGAGCAGGTCGCATGGTGGAGGAGGGAATCGGAGTTCAGCGCCCCCGAATACATGGAACGACACTACCCATGGACCGAGAGGCAGTGCTTCGTCGCCTCGGGATCTTCGTTCTTCCCAGCCCGTCGGACGCTCGAGATCCACGAAGCGTTGAGCGAGGGGCCGCCCTACAAGGGCTACCGGTATATCTTCGAGGACGCCTTCCTGGGCTCACGGATTGTCCAGACGACGAACCGCGACGACGTGATGCTCCGGGTGTGGGAGCCTCCGGAGGAAAAGGGCGTGTACGTCATCGGCGGCGATCCGTCGGGGGGCGGCGGGGGGGACGCTAACGACCACGCCATCCAGGTCATGCGCTGCTACGCCGATCGGCTCGTCCAGGTCGCGGAGTTCGCCTCGAACAAGCCGCTGACCTACCAGTTCGCCTGGGTGCTCTCGCACCTGGCCGGCGCGTACCGCGACCACCTGGCCAACATCGAGGTGAGCGGCGTCGGCGCGGCGGTCCTGCCCGAGGTCCGCAACCTGCGCCAGCTGGCCGAGCGCGGGATCCTGCAGGCCGAGCAGGACTCGGATCAGATCCTCAACATGATCGGCGCGGTGCGCTGGTTCCTGTACCGGCGCGCCGACACGCTGGGCGGGGCCGGGAATGTGATCGCGTGGAAAACCAACCAGGACAATAAGCACTACGTTTATTCCGAGCTCCGCGATTCGCTGATGCTGCGCCGGGTGGAGTTCCGCTCGATTCGGCTGGTGCAGCAAATGCAGGCGATCGTCGAGGAGGAGGGCTGGATCGGCGCCGGCCCTGACACCGGCGAGAACGACGACCTGGTCAGCGCGATGGTGCTGGCTCACCACACCTGGACCGAGTGGCGGCGCGCCGGCCTGATTGCGCGCAACCTGACCTGGGATAGTGTGAAGGGCGAGCCGCCGCCCCAGAACGCCGGCACCGTGCTCTCGTTCGCCTTTTCGGAGCACATTCGGCGGATCAACACGAAGGTGGGCGCGAGAGCCAGAGCGGAGAAGTTCTGATGCCAACCGAACAGTACGTGGCAAGCGAGAGCGACGAGCGCACCGTCAACAACGCGATGCGCCATCAATACCGCGTCCTGTCCGATGAAGAAAAAAAGGCGATGGTCGCGGTCAAGGATGGCGGCGTCGCCATGCTTCGGACGCTCGACATGTATTGCCAGCCTGGTCGCGAACTCTCGCTCGCCAAGACCCGAGTGGAAGAGGCGGTCATGTGGGCCGTCAAGGGGATCACCGCATAGGAGGACGAAATGGCGACGCAACCGAAGCCGAAACCAAGACCCGAGCCACCCGAGCCCAAGCCCGAGGATGACGACGCCGCTCATGCCGATCAGGAGCCGCCGCAAACCAACGCGAGCGGCAACTCTCTGACCGACCGCCTCGATGCCCTGTTCACCAGCCACGTTGCTTTGATCGAGCGCGTCGAGAAGCTTGAGGAGCGCGTCGCCGCGCCGCCGATAGGCCGACGCCTGTGAGAAGCCCGCTCGGCATTGTCGTCGTCATCCTCCTGATCCTGATCTTGTTCGGGGGCTACGCCGGGCCGCGCTTCAATCCGAACTGGCAATATGGCTACGGCTACGGCAACAGCGGCTTGGGGATCGTCGGCGTGATCCTCGTCGTGTTCCTCCTGCTTTGGTTGCTGGGCTTCGTCTGATGCCGATCGCGCGGTCGTACATGTGCGGCGAGTGCGGGCACATGATGGAGGTCGTGCTCTCGGCCGAGGACTGGGACGCGCCGCTGCCATCCTGCGAGGCGTGCGACGCGCGCGAGGTCAATCAGGTGTTCCGGCCGCCGGCGATCGGCGGCTCGCTGCGCGGCAAGGCGGTCGGCATCGCCGAGGACATCATGGCCAACGATTACCATGTCGCCAACGCCAGGTTCGACAACCGCCAGGGAGCGACACCCAAGGTCCGCTACAAGGATCAAACCGCCAACCTGCCGCCGGCGGCCTGGCAGGCGGCGCAGCAAACCGTGCAGCAAGCGATTGACATCGGCCGCCAGCACCGCCAGCACCGCTATGCCGAGGGCCCGCAAGGCAATGGGCTCGACGTTCTCCAAGCCGCGCTCAACACGGGCCAACAGCCTGACCTGATCGCGGCCTCGAAACGGAGAGCCATCAAGGTCTGGTAGATGCTCAGAATCCCCGACAAGGCCGGCTTCCTCGAACTCTGGATCAAAGAGATCATCGACGAGTGCATGGCCAGCGCGTCCGAGCGGGGCATGGTCTACAGCCGCGCCGCCCAATACTACTACATGGGAGCGATGGATAACCGGGCGGCGATCTTCAACAAAACCAAGCCCTTCGTCGACAAGCTCGCCGGTTTCTTGATGCAACCGACGGACGTCAGATTCCAGCTGGTCTACGATTCCGGCGAGGAGGAGGACGTCCTCGATCGCGCGCAGCTGGTCGGCGAGAAGCTGTCAACCGACTTTCGCCAGACCGACGCTGACGTCACTTTCTCGCAGGCGGTGGTCTGGGGCCTGGTCAACGGGTGCCAGCTGCTCAAGGTGATCCCGGACGGCGACGGCGGCTCGTTCAAGACCGCGCCCGTGCACCCCCAGAATTTCGGCGTGCTTAACGAGACGACGGTCTCCTTGGACGAGCAGGAGGCGTTCTGCCACATCTCGTTTCCGACCATGTCGCGGCTGCGCTCAATGCTGGCCGAGCACCCCGACAGGGACAAGCTCATGGCGCGCATCGACGAGTCGCGCCCGACCGTCCGAGACGAGGAGGACCAGACCTATTTTCACCAAATGGTCGTCGGGGGCTTGCAACCGCTCGGCGACGTCGGCGACGCCCCGAGTTCGGCCGCCGGCATTGTCAACGTGTTCCCGGTGCCCACGCCCTGGCGGCCCCAGCGGCGCTTCCAACCGACGGTGCGCCATTGCGAGGTGTGGATCCGCGATCGCGATCGCGACGGCGACTGGACGACCATCCAGTGCATCTACCCCGACATCATCCTCGAGGGCGAGAAGCAGCGGCGCAACCTGTCGCGCGTCCCCGGCAAGCACGCCTTCGTCAAGGTCCAGGGGCAGGAGACGCCTGGCTATTTCTGGGGCCGGTCGGTCATCGCCGACGTGCAGATGCTGCAGGATCTCTTGAACAAGAGACTGCGCGACATCAAAGTAATGTGGGATAGAAATGTTAATGCGCCGCAAGTATTCTCAGGATTTACCTCCATCACCGAAGAACAATACTATAAAATTGTCAATGAAGGGGGGTTCATCAACGACCCTAATCCTAACGCCAAAGCGCAAAAACTATTGGAACCCCCGCCGGAAAACTATCTCCAGGAACTCGAGTTTATTTTCGGCTTGTTTGATGAAGCTAGCGGCTTCAGCCCGATCATGTCCGGACAGGGCGAAAGCGGCGTCAGGGCTGGAGTCCACGCTCAGACTCTGGTTAGAACTTCATCACCCCACCTTATCGACCAAGCCTCTCGAATTGAGCGACAGCTGGCCGACACCGGCTACCTCGCCCTCCGCGTCATGCAAGCCATGGACGCGCTCGTCTACAAAACGGAGCAAGGCGCTGAGTTCCTCCTCTCCCAACTCCCCAGCGGCTTCCAAGTCCAAGTTGACTCGCACTCAGCGTCGCCGGCTTTTGCTGAGGATAACAGGCAAGTTGCAATCGCTTTGGCGCGAGCAGGCGCGATCGATTCCGAAGACCTGATCCACATGCTGCACCCGCCGGGCGCCGAGCTCCTCCTCGCCCGGTTGCGCGAGCGGCAAAAGGCGCAGGCGAAGGCGGCGAAGGAGGAGAAGACCGAGGAGCTCGTCAAGGGCGTCCTGGGTTTCCCGGCCGGCGGTCGGCGTGGCGCCGGCGGCGGCGGTGGACGCAAAGCGAAGTAGGGGCTATTTTCCGCGCTGTCCCGGCCCTTGATCCCCGAGGGCAGTACCGCAACACGGGATGACCGCCCCGCTAGTATTGCCCCCCAAGGAGCGGGGCGGCCTCCGGGTGATAGCAGATGGCGAACGGCGACGTAACTGACGACGACCCTTCACTAG